GAATATAATGGCATCGCGAAAATGTTCAACGACACGGTTGGAGCTTCCGCAAATTACCGTTATGTTGATTGTTCCGGCAGCTCGAACAATGGGTTCACCCCTTCCCAAGAGATGATTAACGCACTTTCCGAGCTTACAGGAAGGCAGCCCTATAAGTACCGGGCTTTTGAATTGCTGGTCACACTTGATCTGGAAGCATATAAGGCGGAGCGGAGGCTTATTGTTCCCGCTGACATTGAATTCTCTCAATTACATAAGGTGCTGCAGTCTGTGTATGGATGGGAAAACTGTCACCTTTATGACTTTGCCATTTTCAGTGATAGTAAGCGTAAGCCGGTTGCCAGAATTGTATCTTCCGAGGAAGATCTGGGATACGATAAAGATGCTATTTTAATGGAGCGGCATACCTTATCCGAATTCTTACCAAAGTACAAGCAGTTGCTTTATACATATGATATGGGGGATAACTGGGAGCATGATATTCAACTTATTCGTGTGATCGAAGAGCATGATAAGGAATCTCCTTATCTGCTGGAGGCAAGTGGGCAAACGCCACCGGAGGATGTGGGCGGAGTTGGAGGGTTTGCGAACTTCCGCGAAATCATCCTGAATCCTAATCATCCGGAATATCAGGATATGAAGGAATGGGCGAGGTATTGGACACTAGAGCTTAGCGATTGGAAGAAACGGCCAAGGGTGATTCATATATGAGAAAAAGGCGACATCAATACAACGCTCCCGACCCTATGATGCAAGTTCAGGATTGATGTCAAAGAAAATTGATTTTTGAAAGCACTGCAAATGGCTGTTTTGCGGGCTTTGCGAGGATTTTGGAAGCCGGAAAACATGACATCTAAATTAGTCACTCTATCTCACGTTGAGACGGTAGTATTGATGTCGAGGGTGAAAGAGTAGGGGCGTAGAAAGCCCAGTATTCAAGCCATTTGTGTGTTTTGAGGGTCAAAAATCTGAACCATAAAATTAAGATTTTTTGCTTCGTGGGAACATATCTAAACAAGCCTTTATCCTTGTGACAGAGCGATTTAGATGTCAGTGGTTAGTGAGTGGTCAATATAGATGTTTTGGGTTTTTTGTGCTCGCGTAGTGGTCGATTTAGATGTTTTTTGATTTGGGTAGACATGAGTGTACAGTTTGGATGTGTAAATTCAAACGCAGAGAGGAAACAGGGGAATGAAAGGAAAAATATTTTTAGCATGGCAAAGTCAAGAAAGTGATATAGCACGATTTGTCAAAAAACAGCTATCTGAATCTAAAAAGCATTTGTTAAAGACAAAACAATTAGATTTAGATATTATTTATGCACCTACTCAAGATGAGTCCGGCTCTCCCGATATTATAGAAAAAATTTGGAGCCAAATCTCAGATAGCGATGTATTCATTGGAGATTTATCACATATAGCAATACTTAAAAATGATTCTCAGGTTTCAAATCCTAATGTAATGTATGAAGCCGGTATAGCAATGGCCTTACTTGGTGAAACTCGCACGATATTATTAGTATCAAAAGCAAGTAATATTGATAAATTAGCCTTTGATATTAATCATAAAAGAATCTCAACCTTTGATATCAAAAACAATAATTTTTATAAAGATTTATCTGAATGGATTAGTTGTGCAATGATAGATGCAACCAATCAAAGATTTTACAAGCAATACTTAGTAAAAGATATTTTAGAGGAAATGAATATACTGTATAATAACTTGTTGCGGATTATATACGGAACTGAAGTCCTTGAATATACATTTGATTTTAAAAACGTTACTGTAGAAGAAATAAGTAAGAGATTAAAAGGCAATGTTTTTGATGTGTTTCAAGTCAAAACGGACTATTCTGAAATAATATCTAATGTAGAAAAAAACATCAATTTGCTATATCCTTCTGGGAATCGATTTCTAATTTACAATTCCATAAGACTAATAGACTCTCTGCGAAAATATCAAACAATAAATGAGTTAACCAATTATAAACAGTTTGAGTGTTTAGGAATAGATAATAACTGTATTTATAATTTCATGGATTATAACAGTTTTTACTTGGAAAGCATAAAAAATTATGATGAATTAGAAAGTGGGCTCTATTTTAGAAAAGATGTAATGCTGCTTTCAAAAATTTCGCCCGCCTTGCCACATATTAATGTATTTAAAAAAACAGGTATATCCAAGGCTTTGCTGGAATGTAAAACTAATGTGGAGCATAACTTGACTATTGGATTCGTCACGAAATATAGATTTAAATCAGAAGCACCAGTGGAAGAATATGCAGCCCCAATCTATACGATGTTTGAAACGATGAATAATATTTTAGATTATCTTAAATTGGAACCGTGTAATCAAAATAAAGAAAAAGGGGTAACTAAGGGTTTGATACATTTTTCTAATTGCCGTACATAACCCTTTTAAAGCACAATGCTTTCTGAATATAAATAAAGAAAAAGGCACTATACACCAATTTTGCGTAAAGTACCTTACTCAACACGTTACCCCTCCACATCCACCGCAACACCGGACTTGAATTCCACAGTAAACTTATCCTCAAAAACAGTAACCTTTTCAATCAACCGCCGGACAAGCTGCTCGTAATATTCTGTAATGGCGGTGGGCTGTTCCTCTAGGAATGTACTCATGTCGGAAATACGTTTTTTTAGATCATCCCGTCCAGCGCTTTCCAGCTGAAGCTTCTGCTTTTCCTCGCGAAGACGGTAAATTTCATCGCCAACTTTTTCATAATCGGTTCTGGAGCTGGCCAGTTTTAAAAGCTCGGCTTGCAGTTCCGACAGTCGCGTGTCGATGCTTGCCAGAGTATGATCATTTCCGTGTGTTAAGACGGCTTCGATGTTATTCTGCAGAGTGACAAGGAAGGAGTCCTTGTCGCAGAGCGTCTGATTGATTGCAGTGACCAGTACTTGTTCGATTGTGCTTTCCAGGATCGTTCGGGCGTCGCAGTAAAGTCCGGTATTTTCTAATCTGCTGATGCAGCGCCAAACAACTGACTTTTTACCTCGGTTGTTCCAATGAATCCTGCGGTAAAACTCTCCGCAGCCTCCGCAAATAATCATGTTAGAGAAGCAGTGAATACTGCTGAAGGTTCTATTCTTCCCGTTCGGGCTGGTATGAACGATGCGGCGACGGATGAGCTCCTCCTGCACCTGCATGAAAATTTCTCGAGGGATGATTGCCTCATGGCTGTTTTCCACATAATACTGCGGAACAATGCCATGGTTCTTTACTCGCGTCTTCGTGAGGAAGTCCGTGGTATATGTTTTTTGCAGGAGAGCATCGCCGATATACTTTTCATTTCGCAAAATCTGGTTGATGTTGCTGGTATGCCATTTTTCATTGCCTGCTCCGGTCAGAATCCCATCTGCTTCAAGGCCACGGGCGATTTTCAACATACTGGCTCCCTCAAGGTATTCCCGGTAGATACGTTTTATGATTTTAGCTTCCTCTGGGACAATGATCAAGCGCTTATTTTCATCCCTGGCAAACCCAAGAAAGCGGTTGCAGTTGACCTGAATTTCACCTTGCTGGTAGCGGTATTGCAGACCCAGCTTCACGTTCTGACTCAAAGATTGGCTCTCCTGCTGGGCAAGGGATGCCATAATGGTGAGCATGACCTCGCCTTTGGAATCCATGGAATTGATGTTTTCTTTCTCAAAGTAGACGGGGATGCTTTTTTCTTTCAGCTGCCGGATATATTTCAGGCAGTCCAGCGTGTTACGTGCAAACCGGCTGATGGACTTGGTAATGACCATGTCGATATTACCGGCCATGCACTCATCGATCATGCGGTTGAATTCCTCTCGCTTCTTGGTGTTAGTACCGGAGATGCCGTCATCCGCATAAATTCCGGCCAGTTGCCAGTCCGGGTGGCCATTGATGTAGGCCGTGTAGTGTTCTATCTGCGCTTCATAGCTGGTGGCTTGCTCGTCACTATCCGTGGAAACGCGGCAGTAGGCGGCTACACGGAGTTTTGCTTTTTCTTCATCGTCATTTTTGCCACGGGCTTGTTTTCTGGCTGGGAGTACGGTGACACTCATTTTTGCTTCAGTCATTTTGCACCTCTCTTTCGATCAGGCTGTAGGCGTATTCTGCTTGCTGGAAGGGGTCGTCGAACTGCTCATTACCTTCTTTGATATGGAAGGTTAAAGGATAAACGACCTCAATATTTTCTTTTGGTTCAAAGATTCGGCCGAGTTTTTCAGCTCGCCTAATGCGTTCCTTTTCGGTTGACTCAAAAATGTCCGGTTCTATAATTGCCGGATAGTAATCGTCGCCTAGGTAGCGGACATTTCGGAGCATCTTTCCGATGACTGCATGGGAGATTAGGATTCCAGCCTTTTGTGCAGCATACGCTAAGGAATCACCGTTTAAATAAGCGAGGAATAGGGCCTTTATCTGCTCAGCGGCAATCTCATCGATTACGGCTTTGCCGTTTATTATCCGATATCCAAATGGGGTGTGGCTCATTTATGACACCAGCCTTTCTTTCAGGGTAATGCCACATTTCAGTTCAAAGCCAATCTCAGTCCGTGAATAAACAATAATCCGGTTCACAAAAGTCTTGAAAACATCTTCATCAAAGCGCTTAACCATGGTTGCTTTTGTGGCATATTGCAGCAGGGCGCTCACTTCGCTCAAATGCTGGTTCCCGTTCTGTAGTAAGCGGTTGATGGACTCTTTTTGGCGTTGCAGTCGATCAGCTTCCTGTAGTAAATTGTTACTGCTTTTCTTATAAACTGGGCGGTCGAGATAGCCTTTGGCCATTAGGTTGACCAGTACATTTTGTTGTTCAGCGTTTTCCTCCAGCTTTTTATCAATGTCTTGAATGCTTATGAGGCTATCGTCTGTATTTACTCCGCGCAGGCCAATCAGTAAAGGCTTAAGTACGAATTGATGGCTAAAAATAAGCTTGTTCATCATCGTAATAAAGGCATACTCAAAATCGGAATCCGGGATGTATTTCATAGAACATTTTTCGATGCTTTCAATATGAGTCGAGCAGCACCACGCGATGTATTTTCTCCCGCTGGAATGTGTACGACGCTTAAAAGTATCACCGCATTGGCCGCAGATGATTTTCCCGGAAAAGGGATATCGTTTCTGGTATTTCTCGCTGTACTTTTCTACGCCTTTTTCCTTACCGCGCTGCTCAATGACTTTCTGAACCGTCTCAAAATCCTCACGGCTGATAATCGGCTCATGATGATCGCGAATCAGATATTGCTCTTTTTCGCCATCGTTCTTATGCCTGTTGAACTGGCTATCGCTATAGGTCTTTTGAAAGAGGGCATCGCCGATGTACTTCTCGTTTACGACCATATTTCGAAGGGCATTAGCCTTCCATCGACCACCTTTTTTAGATGGAATGTTGCGTTGATTGAGAGCATCCGCAATTTTGTGAAGGCTTTTCCCAGACAGAATCTCAGAAAATATAAACCGGACAATTTCAGCCTGCTGTTCATTCACAATCAGTTCTCCATCTACGGCATCGTAGCCATAGGGCGAACAGCCGATTTTATAAGTACCATTTTGAAAGCGTCGCTGTATGGACCATTTGTTGTTCTCAGCGATGGACGCAGATTCACCCTCGGCCAGTCCACTCAGGATCGACAGCATGAGTTCACTTTCCATTGACCCGGTGTTGATGTTCTCACTTTCAAAATACACAGAAATGCCAAGCTTGGTCAGTTTTCGGACCAAACCCAGACAATCCATGGTGTTTCGGGCAAATCGGCTGATCGACTTTGTGACGATGAGGTCGATTTTGCTTTGTTCGCAATCGGCAATCATCCGAAGCAGCTCGGGCCTTTTTTCCTTTTTGGTGCCCGTTATGCCCTCGTCATAGTAAAGCCCCGCAAACTCCCATTCTGGATTGGCCTTGATGTAGGATTCGTAATGGTTTTTCTGGGTTTCAAGGCTGACCAGCTGCTCATCGCTGTCGGTCGAAACACGTGCGTAGGCGGCGACACGCAGCTGGGATTGTTCTGCAGTAGGCCGGGTGGTTGGAGCAATTTTCGTAACCTTTTTCAAATTTTCACCTCCTTGGTCAGTGTCACATATTAACTCTGAAGCAGAGTTATATCAACGGTTTTATGGCATTATCTGTGCCAACGCGGGTGAGAAAGACTGGCGGTTCAGTAGGGTGATTTTATTGAATTCCGACAAAGAAATATGTCCCTTTTGAAGCATGGAATCGAGTATCCGCTGCGCTCTTATATAATCCATTTCACATTGCAATTGCTCCTGTGAAACAGGAATTCTCGCACAAATGCTTTCCGGCGTTGCGGCATTAATGTTTGGCATGTTCTGTTCCTCCTCCCTGAATCTCAATGAGGAGAAAAAAGAAAACTCCCCTCACTTCCAAAAGGACAGCGAGGGGAGTAAATCCGTAGATAAAATTACTTCTCTATTCAGTTTTGATGAAAGTGTCAGTGAATCCGGCGGCTTTTACTTTGGCGAGCATTGTGTCGGCATTTGCTTTGATGGAGTAAGCTCCAACCTGAACACGATAAATGGTTTTCGATGCAGTCGAAGCTGGCTCGGTAGTAGCGCTAGTGGATGCCGCGAGCAGCTTCCCAACCTCTGCACGGAAGGTATCCATACTTTTACCGTGCTTGGGAAACCAATGCATCACATCACTATGGATGCTGGCAATGCCGAGGGTAGCTCCCTCGCTGTGGCAGATGATATTCTCCTCGGTGAGTCCGTATTGCTTGCAGAGATAAGTACATAGCTCAACGGCTTCTTTGTAAACGGCAGAAAAATACGAGGCGTCCGTCAGACCATCCTCGCAGATTTCAAAACCGATATGTGTATCGTTGGCGGAACCGCCTGCATGCCAGCCCCTGTGGTTCCAAGGGAGCGTCTGATAAGTAGCGATGCTTCCGTCTACCAGCTTGCCGATGAAGCCGTGGACGCAGACCTGCCGGCCGTCCGGTTTGTCCTGATTCCAGTGGTTGTTGTACTGGTTCTTGCCGAGCAGTCCGTCGTCAGGTCCGACATAGCGTTTCAGGTTCGGATTGTTCGCCCCGGTGGAATGCACCATGATGCCTTTCGGTGTGATGGTTCTGCCTGCCTTATAGCAGGCATTATTCGTCAGAATGAGTTTATGCAGGTTCATCTATTAGTCCTCCTTGTTCAACTGTTCCAAGACTGTTTTTAATTTCTCGGGTATAGGCAGTCCGATTTTTGCCGCATTCTCAACAATGCTGATGCCTTCATTAGATAAATAGAAGAAGATGACGGCAGTACGTACGGCGCTTCCGGCTTGAATAAGCTGCGAATCCACAATATGCGCCACCGCTACCAGTGAAAAAATCAGCACCTTCTTGAAGATGCCCCGAAAGCCCACCCCGCTTGAGAGGCGTTTTTCCAGGATGGCTACCATGATTCCGGTCAGATAGTCGATAACCACAAAGGCTACCAAACCATATAGGAAACCATCCCAGCCGCCCAGGAAGTACCCGATGTAGCCGCCCACAGCGGCTACGACAATTTGAAGCGTGTTAATAATGTCCTTCATTTTCTAAACCTCCTTGATAAAAATAAAAAAGAGCCTTTTGGCTCCAAAAGCAACTTATTACTGTTGCCTACCTAAATAATGTTTTTAGCCTGAGCAGGCATTAGTTTTGAAACGGATTAATATAACCTTTTAACGGATGAGTTTGCCGAGCTGTCTCTGGCCTGCATCATGTCTTTGAGCTGCGGCTTGCCTTTTCTCCCGGCACCGTCCACCGTGAAGCTGGTCGTAAAGCCTTTGTCGCCAAAAGAATGCTCGACTGTTGTTATTAATCCTACTAAGCGGACAGAGCTGTCAGCCTCGGTTATAGTCGCCTCGTCTCCGGGTATGATATGCGGCCTGAACGGTCCTGAAAATTGCTCCACGATACCGGCGTATGCCAGCCGCTGTGCCAATTCGTCCGCCTGCTCTTGCAGCTCCGACAGCGTGGTATCGTCCGCAAGTGTTACATACAGAGTCTTATGGGGCGCGCTTGCCCATTCAAGGGCATGTAAAACCTCGGCATAGGCTTTAACCATTGTTCCGCCCGTCGACTCTTTACTTTGATAACATACTCGACTATACACATCATCGTCGTCCCTGGTAACGCCCCGGCTTGTTAGATCTGCTCCACGTTCAAACTCGTAATTGCCATACAACCCCGTTAGCTCAGCATAATTTGTTGACGACCCCACGATAATTTGACCGTCAAGGGTTTCGACTGCGGTCCAGGATAAGGCCATCTTCAAAAACTCGTTTAAACCGGTCAGCATATCCATATCGGAAGGGTATTCTATACCGCATTGCCATGCCGTCTCAGGATCAGGAGGCTGCTGTATTTGGTAGTCGGCTATTCCAGCATTGTCTAAAATAGCCGCAACCACGTATGCATATACGTCGATAGGATAGCTGTTGTTTTCATCAAAGGTCTGGTCCTTTAGAAGCTTGCCGCTGATGTTTCTCAGGTCTAGGTCCATGCTTTCACCGGTTGCGCTCATCTCGGTTCTGTCGACATAAAAAACGCCCATCTGGTACTCCTCGGAATCTCCAGCTACAAAATAAAGCTCAATTTTATTGCCGGGCGTTATTATGCTATTAACCTCCCCGGACAATCTCTGCTTTGGATTCTTAAACGTGAGACTCGCGCTGGAGATAATGTTGTTCAGATCAAGCCGGATGTTTCCGCTTTCAAGATAATTGGAGATATCAGTTATGGCATCCCATATTGCAAGCCGTTGACGTTCATGCGTTACGACTGTTTCGCCGTCTAATACCTCGTCCTGATGCCAGGCCCCGAATATACCGACACGCGGAACATTCTTCAGACGCACAAGAGATAAATTCTTATCCCTTGTGGCAATCGTCGCGTTCCCAAACACAGGAGTGTCCCAGGGAACATCACCCGTTTCCGGTTCCCATTTTTGGGCTTTCAGACGGCCGCCATCAACAGTAAATAAATACACCGAATTATCCGGTACATGCAGTACTGCAGGATTGGTCCCGCTGCCAAGGCTTACGGAAGGTTCAAAAACCAGTTCCATTGACGATCACCTTCCTTTACCACGAGCCACCGACAATATAGTTAATGTCATAAAAGAAATTTGTATTTTTAGGTGGTATATCTGTTTGCCAGGTTGCTGTTATTGCGGTACTGTTAGCGGGCGGACTTAGAAATTCCACCTGTGGAGGCCCATAGTACACAAACTTATTAAAAGTCCCAGCAGACGAGCCTCCCGCATCTATCCATACATAGCGCGCCTTCACTACTTCATTCAAATGCACCGCCATCCAGTAATCCCACCCGGGTATAGTGTACCCGGCCTGTCCAAACCAGGTTGATCCATCCAAACTAAAGGCATAATAAGCTGTTCTCGAAGATGTCACGGTAGGTGTACCTACATAAAAGTCTTTTATATTAACCACTTCGCCAAAATCAAGCACCCCATATCTTGGAATGCTGAAACCCACATTAGATACCGCATCTGCTGTAACCAATGTTCCAATAGTCTTACTGCTGTCGCTATTGTACGCGGCTATTGTTTTCCTGCCATTATAAGGTAAGGCGTAGTCATTTCGGTTCAGTATTTGTCTATAACCTTGATGCAGTATATAGTCAACATCCTTTATCTTAGTGACCCCGTCAACCTTTACGACCTCTGAACCCTCAATAAAAAAACCATTGTCAAAACCGAAAAACTTCTTCACACCATCCCCTGAACCAATACTTCGTTCAGAAAATGTGAATACCGGAAAAGCATCATGGTCAGGGAATGACTGAAAACTGGGACTGAGAGGACTAATATTGATACCTAGAATATCGGTTGTCTCAAACATACTAAAGCCATCGCTATTACCGGCCGAAGTTGCTATGTTCGTATTACTCATTGTCAGAGTTTTGGTCCCAGCATCATAACTCCCAGAGGAACTCAATGCGATATTTTGTGGAAATACACTTGCACTGAATAACCGTCTTGATGAGGAACTCGTGCCCTGGGATGAAAACATAGTGGACAGATTATTTGGAAAGTCGGTCATCCCCGCGCCTTTTTGAAGATATGCTGTACAGTAAATTTCCCATATTTGAGTATTCGTTTTTGGCCCTATTGTAATTGGAGCTCCTTCACTGTCCACCAACATGGCATGCGTTGCGAGCCTTGCCGTTCCATAACTACCTTTATTGTGCACCAGTCCAAGTTCGCTGATAATCCCGCCGATGTATGCCGATTCAGAGAGGACGATCTTCCCCGTCAATGTCACTATTGTGGGTTCTGTAACTATGCCAACGCCCGTTAGGTTTATTCTTCCTTTTTCCGAAAAAAGCGTTGTCCTTGATGCAGCTATTGTCCCGGTGCCGTCTCCATAAGCCATAGCATTTATTCCGTTATACACAGTATCCTTAAACCAATGCTCATAAATCTGTGTTAAAACAATGTTTTCGCATCTTTCGTTTTGTATAACCTTTTTAGTTTTTGCGTCGATTACTTTAATCGTAAAAAAATTATGCAGCTTTGGTAAATCAACATTTTGCTTAATCACTATTTATCACCCCTTTATATTGGCTCTGTACCTGTCTCGGTAAGTGCAAAAGACGCCGCGTCATACGAAAGCTCCATTGTGAGCGTGTGAGTTGGTAGCGCGGTATAGGGATACAATACGGTTTCATACGCCGTTGCATTTTTTTCTACTGATACGACATCCATAGTCAAGGTAGCTATATGCGGCTGTATTTCACCCATGACATTTGTACTGCCACCGCCATATATAAGCTGTCTGCCTTGACTTACAACACCAATGAAAATGCCGCCAGCCAAAGTAACATTGAACCCGTCAGTATCTATATCTATGGCAGAGGTGTATGTCACAGTAGCACCGTCTATACTAATTTCAATTATTGGATAAAGCGTTACACTTCTAAGTGCTTTTTCCATATCCCATGCCCACACCGGACAATTAAATTCAAGCGTAAATGTTCTGTCATCAACCACTGTACCGCCGGTCAAATAAACTTGAGCGCTTTCCGGTGTAGAGCTATATATATTAACGATTGCCTGTGTTCCAGTAACAGCTATTTGAAGTGTTTCATCTATCGCACTGTACCCGTAAGTTTGAACTTCATACGCGACAACTCCTACGCTAACCAAGGAAGCGACAATCGAGAAAAGTTCTGCAGGGAAGGACATACCGCCCCAATTACGCGTTGTTACTGTATAATATAGCGACTCATCTGTATTCTCACAAAGCACACCAATCCTAAAGTCATTTGTTCGGAATAATGCCACTGACGCAGCGGTCCCGGTAAACTCGACAATCTGAGTTTCCTCCTCCCAACTCTGACCCCCGCCTTCTTGTATGCAGTAATTTCTGTAATACACGTGACCATCCGACTTAACGTAAGCGACAATCAATCCTTGGTCCTTGTTTGTATCGCCATTCGCAGGAACCCATCCACGAATAGCAGCCACCTTTGAAACAACGGTAGCCAGTACAAGCGGCGAAGCCTGCCCTTGCTGAGCATACAGTGTACCGCTTTGGACATAAAAAATCCAAGGGTCCCCAACAGTTATAAAATTATATCGGAGCTCGTCGAAGCTGTATTCCCAATACCCATCAAATTCTATAGCCGCATCTGAAACTCCGCTTGCTACCGTAAATTCCGATATCCAAGGGATAAGCACATCATAGGGTAGAGGTTTTGTCTTAACGCTTGCGACGTCATTGTCCAAACATAACGCAAAAACTTCTGCGGGAATTCCTACAGCGGATACTCTCTTTACTGCCACATCAACTGCTTCAAGATTTTCGCCCGCCTGTATCGTATACACCTGAAACAGCTCATTGATGAGGCCCCGGCTCAAATACGCCTTCATGCCGGGATTCGCGTTTTCAGCGGTTACTTGCCACTTTCTTTTGACCCTGTTAAGTAGCTCAGCCGGTATGGTTCTCATTCCGTCACCACCCCGGCTGTTAAAGTCGTCTGATAGTATTTGCTTCCGGCTGTTTTCCAGCCCGCTTTATTGATGATCCGAGTGCTGTATTGATTGCCGTCTTTATCAAATACCGTGAGCAAACCACCCGAGGCGTCGATTTCATTGATCAGTTTTTTACCGGTTAGGTCGCAGCTTAACTCAATATCCAACCGTTCAGGGGCCGTTCCGATAATTTGAACAAAGTCGGAGCCGTCCAACAAGGTATCCGTTATCTTGCGAGGCTCAACCTGTTTAACCAACCGGACAAATCGCGTTATCAGCGTTGATCCGGAATATAGTTTACTCATCGGCGGCCCTCCTTTCTCAGCTGGTTCATTATAATCTCGGCCACGCCTACAAGCTGTTTCGTGTCATTTATACCCTCCACCCGGATTGTACCGGAATGCACGTATGCCAAGGTTCCGGTTCCTCCTCCGGAAATAGATATATCTGCTTTCGCCTGCAAATCATCATTGATCTGCTGCATTGCCTTAGCTACCAGACCGGCTTTGGAAGAGATGCCATCCGCGAGACCCTCGGATAAAAACCCGCCAATCCCGGCAAAGACAGTAGAGGGGGAGTGGACACCGAAAAAGTCCTTAATGCCGGAAATTACACTGTCCGCAAAGCCAGAGAGTTTACTTTTAAGCCAGGACAATCTATCTCCGATGCCTTCCCATAAACCAACGATCAGATTACCGCCGATGGAGAGCATTTTCCCCGGAAGAGAAGCGAGGCCGGAGACAATTGTTGACACAATCTTTACCCCTGCTGTCAATAGCATAGGGATTGCCTTGAGGATGGCACTCAAAAGGCTTGTGATGATTTCCGGAGCCTTTGCAATGAGATGCGGCAGCGCATCGATGAGACCGGTAGTTAATCCAACAATAATTGCAATGGCCGCGTCAACAAGCAGGTCAACGTTATCTATCAGTGTATCGGCGATTATCAGAACGGTGTCAACGATCGTCGGCACGAGTGTTGGGAGGGAATCTGCTATTCCTTGAGCGAGAGAGGTTATCAGCGTCAATGCTGCGCTTATAATCATTGGTAGATTTTCTATCAGCGTTTCGGCGATCATCATAATTGCATCCACCGCAACAGGAATCAGTGTCGGTAACAGCGCTATGATAGCTATAAGCAAGGAATCGAAAAGGGACGCTGCCGTTGTCAATAGTTGAGGAAGCAGCCCACTTATGGCTGGAATTAACGCGTCAAACACCTGTGGGATGGACTGCACAATATTATTTATTACAGGCGTGATATTTGTTACTACCGCTTTAATCGCATCGGTCAGGTTCTTTGTTAGGTTACCAATATCCGCATCTGGATTTCCGAAACCGGCAAGCATCGATTGCCATGAGGCGGACAATAACCCCATAGATCCGGCAATTGATTGCGTGGCCTCCTTTTCGAAGTTACCTGCGTATTGCTCCGTTTTTTCAAAAAACATTTGCATGGCCAGCTCTGCTTTTTGCGCCTGCGTCGCGGTTGACCATTCAAAGTTTACGCCCTTTTCCAGAGCATAGGCTTTTAGTGTTGTATCGTTCATGGCAACGCCCAGGTTATCCATCATGGTGAAGTTGCCCTTGGCCGCACCGGCGACAGAATCAAGTGCCATCTGCATATCGATGCCCATGACAGACGCTGCGTCAGCCGCCCTTTGCATGGCTTTTTCGGTCAGCTCCAGGCTTTTCTGCTGCTCAACGCCGGAGCCCTGGAACAAAGCACCCATTTTATTGGCGGTCGCGAGGTAGTCTGATTGGGATACGCCGAGAGTTTTGTATGCGTTCTCGCCTGTTTTCTGAATAGACGCGGCATATTTGCCGAAGACTGCCTCCGAGCCACCAAGGTTCTGCTCCAATTCACCGAACTGCTGCACGACTTCTTGGCCTATCTTAATGGTAGCGGCCCCGGCGGCGATTGCCACGGTACCCATTGCTGCGCCGACACCCTTTAAGACTCCACCCAGTTTTCCGAATTTGCCACCGGATTTCTCTGCTGAGTCACCGGCATCTTTTAGTTCATCGCCAAGCTTATCCGCTTCTTCGGCGGACTGTGCCAGCTCGCGCTCCATGCCGTTGAGCTCGGCTTTGGCGTTGTTAAGCTGAACAGCCCAGTTTTGGGTACGGCGGTCATTTTCTCCAAAGGAATCCGAGGCATTCTTCAGCGCTTTTTGCAGGGTTTCAATTTTGTCCTTCTGCGCATCTATCTGCTTGGTGAGCACCTCGTTTTTGGCGGTGAGGGACTGGACGCTGCTTTCGTTTTTACTAAACTCGGACTCGACCAGCTTCATTTCTGAGCCGAGCACCTTAAACGACTGATTGATATCTGAAAGGGCTCGTTTAAATTCCTTTTCGCCCTCGACACCGATTTTCAAACCGAAGTTATCCGCCATATTCTCACCACCTCCTTAGATCCCATTTGGTATGATTTCATCGATGTAATACTCGCGTTTCGCTTTAGCAAGTCCGTTAAACTGCTTGTAAACCTCCCACTGATCCAGCAAATAGCCAATCGGCATCAGCCAGACCTCCTGCTCGGAACGGTGCAGGAGGGAAACACCATAAAAAATCAGCCGGGCAAACAACTCCTCGTCGCTTACCCGACCTGTGCGTTTTTTGAGGATTCCTCCTCGCTTTCAACCTCGCGTTTCGTTCCTTTATACATGGCCTCCATAATGGCGTTTTTGTAATCCGCCAGTTCGAAGGGAGAGGTCAACAGCTCCACCGCCTCCTCAGTCAGAAGGGTTTTCTTCTTGGAAGGGCTCTGCAGGTTGTGGACCAGCACTGATTGATTGGCCAGCAGGGTTATAAGCCACACCACCTCGTCCAGGGCCATTTCAAAGTTCTCGGTTTTCATGAGTTTTTCGCCCAAATTAGAAAGACCGCCGTATCTCTTGGCGATCTCCTTCGTAGCCTTGGTGGTCAGAAGCATTTCATATTCCTGACCACCGATCGTAATAACTGCGCTTCGTTCTTTATCCATTTGCTAATCCTCCATGCTTATACAGCAGTGAACACAGGCTCATAGACCTGCGTGTACCAGCCAGTAATGACGGAAGCAGGAACGCTGGCGTCATTCTCGTTGACCTCGGATTTCCACGGGTGCTTCCCGTTATCATCGAGCTTGTTTCTGCGCAGCACGGTACCCTCGATAGTCGGTGTAGAAAAGGTGATAGAATCGCCCTTGGTGGAGAGGTTGGTTGCCGGGATACCGAAAACCACGCGGTACAGCCAGAAATAACGGTAGTTGCCATTCGCTTTCTTTGCCCGAAAGCCAACCGCAACAGGAGAACCGCCATCCTCGCTACCGGAAATGACGACATGATTGTCATCGAGGGTTGCTCCGGTTAAGTCTTCGGCTGCAGTAACGCCGATATCATCGATCCCGAGAGAAAGTGTGCCGTTTTTAAATTCCTTTACAATTTCCGCAGCACTGTCATCGGCATATAGGGTTGCTTCAGCGAGCTCAACAGACAGGTCTGCTTTCATCGCCTTGGCAAGCGGAATAGGCGTGCTGTAGGTTTCGTTGCCGCTGGTATCCTCGGTGATTTTGGCATAATAGAGCTTATCTAATCCAATTGTTGCCATAGGTTATTCCTCCAGTTCGTAAGATTTCGCCACATCGATGGCGTAATGGTGATAGCCGGTATCACTTTCATAACCAATGTACCGGCGGTCAGTTATCGTGAAATCTGCATCTAGCAGAGCCAGTGTTATTTGGTTTTTCCTTTGCAGATAGTTGCCTTTTGAAAACAGCGAAATCCGCACCTCCGATAAATCGAATAGGGGTGTATTGTCGCCAAACAAAGAAAATTCATCTGTCATTGGCGTAAGAACAAGATATTCATCCGGAGGTTTGGCAGAAAATACGCCCGTCTCCACAGGTAAGATGGGCGAGAGGAGTGTATTCAATTCGGCTAAAATGCTCATATGCCGTAAACCTCCTGTTCGAATTTTACATTCATTGCGTTCACACACGCATTCTTGCTCTGTGATTTCGCTGGTTTTAAGAACGGCTTTGGCGGTTGACCGTGCTTGCCGTATTCGATAATGTTGGCTATCTTTGCATTGGAGCCACCATCACTCCTTGGTTCTGCGAACCCGACCTTAACGTCCCAATCGCCGTTTCGATTCTGTTTTGCAGGAGAAAGCCCAAGCGAACTTTCTAGTTCTCCTGTTGAGCGACTTTCTTCTTTTGTTCCGTTCCCGACGACGGAGGATAGATTGTTTTTCACCTTGCTCAGGACGATATCTCCACCAGCCTCCAGCACCTTTGGGATAATTTCATCGGTCCTATCGGCAAGACTGGACAGCTTCAGCAGGAATTCTTCGGGCATTTTGATTTCAACCTTAGCCACTGGGTTTCACCTCCGTCGCCATAACTTCCACATACATTCCACGATTTCGCACATCCTCGGCACTGACGATGTTATAGCGACAGCCGTCACAGATGATGAACATCGCAGTATAAACGGTGAGACCGGGTATTTTTCGGAAGCGAAACATGGCAGTTGCTTCGGAAAAAGCTGCCATGCTTGCCCACCGCTCATTACCATGGCGATCTTCTTTGTAGGCGCGAATGGAAGCAAGAGTAGTGTCGCCGTGGGTTACGAAACCCTCCGAGTCCTTGGTGGGAGCGGTGGAGATGATTTCGATAAAGGTGTTCATCTTTCCGTAGCTCATCTTCACACCTTCCAATCCCGGTCAAGCCGCAAAAGAAGGTTGACCGTATTCCAGACCTGCTGGCCCGCTTGCACATTGTCGGCAAAAAAGCCGCCAGTGCTGCCATCCCGCGATTCATAAAAATGGGACGACAGCATAATGGCAGCTTGCTCTGTGGTAGGTGGCATCGTATTGGTGGTATAGAAATTTTCTGCTAGATGTTGGTAGCTTTCTGCATATTTAACGGCGGCGTCGATATACATCTGCAGAAGATCGTCATCTGCCGCGTGTTCGATAATGAGGTTTGCTTTGACTTTTTCAAGCAGTGTCATATCGCCACCATCCTTTCGGTAAGATTAAGCGTCCGCGGTCATTAGTCCGGCGGCTTTAAGCTTTGTCAGCAGTGCGTTGAAATCAACAAGCATTCCTGCCAGATCCGCCGCGGTGCTAGCCGCCTGGTTTTCAGCCGGAGTGAACTGAGAAGGGAGTCCCGTTACCGAGGCTCCCTCTTTGATTTCCAGTGTGCCGCCAATGACGGTTTTTTCACCGCCTTGTTCAGTGTAGTTCTTTGCGTTATAACTCATATCGCACCTCCGTTACGCTTTCTGCTGAAGAACCTTGATGGCTTCAGACAGAATCAGTTTTCCGTCAACACGCTGAGTAGCGACAAACCCTACCTGCCCGGTAGCAGCGTAGAGTTCATTGAGCCTTTTGAATACGCGTCCCTGACGATCGGCTACCCAGTAGTAGCTGAAATCACCAAAGACGATAGACTTTGCAGTTGCTGCAATTGCAGGAACATAGGCTGAGGTGTACAGCGGCCTGTTAACGATGGTGTCAGGCGTACCAGCCTGCAGAGAAGGCTGCCAGAGGTATTGTCCCTGACCGTCCTTTAACTTTCGAATAGCCTTAACAGTGGCATCATTCATGACGAACACAGCCTTGTTTCGGTAAGGTGCCTTAAGCGAGTAGAACAGGTCAAGCACCTCGTCGATGGTGATGGCTGTGGCACTCGCAGTGGTCACACCGAGCTGCGCACCTCCGGTAGCTGCAAGGATGCCGATAGGTTTTCCGGAGCCGTCGCCGGTGAAAAATGCATCTTCTTCCTTGTTTCCGATACGTCTGGCGAACTCTTTAGCAATGTAATTTTCAAGGTTGAATACGCTGTCGTTAAGCAGCTCCTCAGAAACCTTGATCATGGTCCCGAGCTTATATGCACCAATAGAAACCTGCCCGAAACTGTCATCGCTTTCAGGGATTGCACCTTCCTCGTCGATCCATGAAGCTGTGCCCTTGGATGCTACGACTGGGATTTTACGGTCACCGGAAGAAGTGGTGATGACGTTGGCCAGCCTTCTAAAGATGTTCTCATCATCGAGAGCCTCTACAAGGGTACGCTCAAATTCATCCGGCACAAGATAGCCGCCTTCAGTGTCGGTACCGATCTGAAGTGCATTCCTGATGACAGGATCGAGTCCTTCGCCAGCGCGGGTACGCATTGCATTCCAGAAAGCTTTTCTGTACTCGTCGGAGGCTCGGCCGCTTCTAGTCTCCATGCCCGGAACAGTGGGTCTGCCCGTAAGGGGTGTGTTTAGTGGCTTTGAAAGCTCACGGTCAAGGGCTTCCTGCTTTTCCAGACGATCGATTTCCTTACCAAGAGCGACAACATCCGCTTCCATTTTCTCGTAAGTAGCTGTATCCTCGGCTGAAACGATACCGTCTGTACCGCGTTTGGTATCGAGGAACGCCTTAGCTGTTTCCCATGCTTTTGCGCGTTTTTCACGCAGTTCAAGAATTTTATTCATGTTCTTTTCCTCCTAAAATTTAGTGTTGAATCAAAGAAAGCCGCTTCTCCAGCGACTCAACAGGGGTACCAGTATTCTGTTTTGGAAGCTTGGGTTTGACCTTGTCCAGCAAGGAGTTTGTCACGGCTCTACGGCTGAAAGCATAGGTGACGTCATCGGTTTGTTGTCGTTTTTTGTCGTCTTCTAGGATTTCATCAGCAAAACCAAGTTCAATGGCTTTTTTTGCGTTGAGCCAGGTTTCCGCGTCCATAAGGTGGGAGAGCTTCGCCCGTGATTGCCCGGTTTTGATTTCATAGGCATTTATGATGCTTTCCTTAACCTCCGAGAGCATAGCGATAGCTTTTTGCATTTCCTCACTGTCGCCGATGGCCACGGTAAGGGGGTTATGCACCATCATGAGCGCGGTCGGAGCCATCAGCACGGTCGTTCCTGCCATAGCAATAACCGAAGCAGCTGATGCGGCAATACCATCGATTTTAACGGTAACCTTGCCTTTGTAGTCCATCAGCATGGCATATATCTGGCTTGCGGCGATGCAGTCTCCTCCGGGAGAGTTGAGCCAAATAACAATGTCACCCTCGCCGGCAGTAAGCTCTGCTTTAAACGCCTTAGGGGTGACATCATCATCGAACCATGAATCTTCAGCAATTACGCCGTCAAGGTAGAGTGTTCGGACACTGGAATCTTCATCCCGAGTCCAGTTCCAAAATTTCTTCATTCGGTTTCCTCCGTTTCTTTAATATTTGCAAACGCTCCAGCATCCTGCAGCTTGGTCATCGCACCGTTGATGAGGTACAGGTCGCCACCAAGTTTAACCGGGATACGATCCAAATTCTCCAGTTCTCGGATGTCGTTGGCGCTCATCCAGCCGTTCTGCCGTGCAACAGCATACCCGTTCATGCGACTAACATAGTCACCGCGAAGCAGCCCGTCTACATTAAATTTGATAAATACATTCGGTTTTTCACTTGGTGAAAGCAGCGCCCGGTACATTGTCTGCTCCCAGCGAACCACCCAGGGATCAAGCGTGTATTTCACAAACTCCAGCGACTGCTGCTCGATATTGCTGAATGATGACTTCTCCAGGTCAGCAAGCATGTGGGGAGGTACTCTAAAAATACGGGCTATTTCATTAATCTGAAATTTCCGAGTTTCTAAAAACTGTGCTTGTTCCGGCGAAATACCGATAGCTTGGTATTTCATACCTTCCTCGAGGACTGCAACTCTGTTTGAGTTTGCTGAGCCTTGATAGGCAGCATTCCACGAATCTTTAACTTTCTGTGGGTCTTTGATAGTGCCAGGGTGTTCCAGCACACCGCCTGGAGCCGCGCCATTAGCAAAAAACTTAGCCCCATATTCCTCTGTGGCAATCGCAAGTCCGACAGCATTTTTAGCCATAGCAATGGGCGAGTAGCCAACTAAACCATCAAAGCCAAGGCCGGGAATGTGCAGAACATCTGAGGGAGCGAGATATACAGAGTTGTCTTTACCAAGTGACGGGGTGTCTCCTGAGCTTCGCTGATACAAATAAAAAAGCCGGCCGTTTTTGTCACGGTCGACTGTCATTTTGTTTGGCATTAGAGGGTAGAGGGAAATAACTTCTCCGCGGGCATTTCGAATAATCTGTGCGTAAGCATTGCCCCATAATAAAAGATGACTCATCAGCGTTTCTCGGAAAGCAAATGAAGTCATCTCAGGGTTTGGTTCGTCATGGAGCAGCTTATATAAAGGATGCCGCAAATGTTTTTCTTTGCCGCCGTTATCATTATATTGGTACACATGAAGTGGGAGACCAGCTACTGTTTCGGATAGAATTCTCACGCATGAATAAACTGCCGTCATCTGCATAGCTGTATTTTCATTAACTGGTTTGCCGGAACTAGCAGTTCCAAAAAAGAAAGTGTACCAGCTGCTGTTAAGTGTATTTTGAGGCTTGTCACGAGCCTTGAATATTCCTTGCAATAATCCCATAGACATCATCCTCCTTAAAGATGGGCATGAAAAAAGCACCTGCTCTGCAATAGGTGCTTTGCCTTTTACAAGCTGCTTAAATTTTGCTTTTAATCCACATTAAAAATGGGGTTCGGTTATCTGGCATTGTTTTATCAGGCCCATACCAATGATTTGTTACAGCAAATGATCTTCCCGAAATAACTATCGGTTCTTTATAGTATCGTTGCCGACCTGTATTATCGTAACAATATATCGTTAGTTCGTCATCAGAACAGTTTAATGGTACTTCATTAAGTATTGCAAAATTTCCACTACATTGAAATAATCTTCGACACTCATCTGCACTTGTTAGAATGTTTATGGAGCGATCATCTAACTTGCCATAGTTTATTAATAGTTGCAGACAAGAATAAGCAAATTGTTTGTTTGGCATACATTCTATATTCTTTTCCATACCTATTCTGCCTTTCTCTTTTCTAAAATTATACCACGAAAAAGTGCAGCCGACGTATGATTTTGAGTGGTTAAACTAAGTTGCAAATAGCAGTTATCCTACTTTTTCTAAAACACTAGCAGACCTCTTGCGTCATAGACGCTACCAGTATTGATACCGCCGCCAATGGTGGCTCTCGCAAGTCCCATAACAAGCGCGACCACGCCGTCAATCTTTTCAGTGGATTTCTTCTTGTTGGGCTTGATGTTGCCCGCCGCATCCTGATCAACAATGACGTTTGCCATGTTCCAGTCGAGGACCGGGTGGCGGCCATGCCGAATTCGGACCTCCATCACAAACTGGTAGAAGTCCTTAGATGGCGGGGACATACTAATGAAGCCCTGCCCAAATGGGAAAACGACAAAGCCTTGTTCCGCACCCAGCTCCTCAAGGTCGCGACGAATTTTTTCCGCACCATAGCGGTCGTAGGCAATTTCACGGATACAGAATTGCTTCGATAGCTTGGCGATGAATGCAACGATATAGTCGTAGTCGACGACGTTGCCCTCGGTAGTATTAAAAACGCCCATCTTCTTCCACACCGCATAAGGGACGTGGTCACGGCGGGTGCGGAGGTCGATTACATCCTCCGGCAGCCAGTAGAAAGGAAGTACAGTATACTTTGTGTCACCCGGTCCGGGTGGGAAGACCAGGACAAGGGCGGTCAGGTCTCCTGTAGAGGATAAGTCAAGGCCGCAGTAGCATTCACGCCCTTCGTAATCTTCGGGATTCAACACTTCGCCGCAGGCGTCCCATTTGTCCATTGGCATCCATCGGATGTCGGCGTTGCACCATTCGTTCAAGCGAAACTGCCGAAAGTGCATCTCTTCGGCAGGGTTCTGTTTGGCCTGTTCGTAGGCGGCTTGCACCGTCTCAAAGGGAATTGTTATACCGATGGAGGGATTTACGCGCCGCCAAATGCGCTCATCTTCCCAGTTATCGTCTTCCTCAATGCCAAAGACAGCTGGGTAGAAGGCGGGATCAATCTTTGAACCATCCAGCACAGCCTTCGCCTTACAGTGGATTTCATAGCAAATAGAAGTTTTATCGCGCCCCGCTGTGGTGATAAGGAAGTAGAGGGGCTGCCGTCTGGCATCACCTGTGTACTTGGTCATCGTGTCAAATAGTTCGCGGGTCTGCTGGGCAAAGAGCTCATCGAAGATCAGTCCGGATACGTTGAAGCCCTGCTTGGATTTTGTTTCCGAAGACAGCACCCTATAGAAGCTGTTCGTGTGCGGAAAGATGATCCGTTTGGTAGAGGGCACCAGTTTGGATAGATTTCGCAGATCGACGCACTGTTCCACCATTGCCTTGGCGGTGTTGAACACGATACTCGCCTGATTGATGTCAGCAGCGCAGGAATAAACCTCAGCCCCGGCTTCACCGTCAGCAAACAAAAGGTAGAGGGCAATTGCCGCCGCAAGCTCTGACTTGCCGTTTTTCTTTCCGACCTCGACATAGGCAGTGCGGAACTGCCGATAACCATCCGCATCTACAATGCCGAAGATATCCCGGATAATTTGCTCCTGCCAGGGCATGAGGTGAAATGGCTTTCCGTACCACTCGCCCGTGGTATGCTTGAGCATTTGAATAAAGCCCACCGCAAAGTCGGCTCGCCGCTTGTCATAGTGGCTTGTCGGCAGCATCAGTTTTGTTGGTTTGTATGTGTAAGTGCCCATCGGCGAACCTCCTTTCAAGGCAATAAAAAAGACCTCCGCATTGGAAGCCCTGAAAGCTATTTGTACGAGGAATAGCCCCTGATGGGGCAAACCTCTGATGTTTGTTAAGTTATGCCAGCCGTTTGATTACGTCCTCACCGTAAACCACGCCGAGGGTAGAACCGTTGTCCCAGAGCACAAATACTGTGGCGGTATCATCTACGAAGTCCACGGTTCCTTGGTCACCGGGCTTAAGAGTAGAGTAGGGATCGGTCATGGTCACCAGTTCAACTCTTGTGCCCCGTGGATACTGCTTACGGACTCTCACGACTGTTTCTTTATTCGGAAACTTCATCACACACCTCCGAGTTTTTCTTAGTGCCTGACTTGAAGGCAGAATTTCCGGACAGGTTTTTCAGAAGAATTCTGCGCACCTGTTTATATTCATCCCCGATGAAGCCGAGCCGTAAAAGGAAGCAGCGGAAAGCGTATTTTTCGTTATCGACTTCTTTCTCGCGTGCCGTTATCCGTTTCTGCCGCTTGGCCGCCGCACAAAGCGCACCGATAAAGCGAGAGTAGGCAGCCACCTCATCGCTTTCGGCAGGAAACTTGAACCAAGGGAATTTGAGCGTGGTTTCCGTCTGTTCGACAGGAAGGGCGTCTGCTCCGATGGCTTTTTTAATCAATTCTGCTTTACTGGCGATCAGCTTTTCCAGATTGGCGATTCCTTCATCGGTCATAAAGGAGAGGGGCATTTCAATGCTCAGTTTGTCGGGTTCATCCGGTTCGGGGACATCGCTGGCTTGCATGCCGTTTTCGCCCTGCCAGTTTTCGCGAAGGGTGCGTCCCAAACCGAGCTCCTCACGCTCATCCATCTGTAAATCCTCAAAGTCGGGAATATCATCGCCGCCGTACTGTCCGCGATTTGAGTAGTCGGGGACATTTGCGTTTTCAAGTTTCAGACGGCGCATTTCACGCTCGGCCAGAAGTTCAGCTTCGTCATTTATCTCTTCAATTGAGGGTGTTGCTCCCATACCACCAAGTCCGCTCTCGTAGGTATCTGGGTCATCGTATTCGCGTTCCGCTGCTTCAAAACCGTGGATACCCTGCAGGTCAGATTCGAGGTCAAGATTGTCTGGACCCGTAACTACGCCGTTCTTATCAATGTGGTATCCGCCCACCTCGTAGGCGAAGGTCGGTGCTCCGAGGTAATTAGTCGGAGCATTCAGTTCCTGACTGATTGCGGCTACTAGGACTTTACGTTCCTGACCTGTTACGTTGTAATTGATTCTCATGATATAAACCTCCGATTTCATCTTGATTCCGAAGGCTTAGCACGCCTTCCGGTGATTACATACATCACTCTAAAAGGCTGTAATAGCAAGTCTTTTGTGTAGTTTTGGGTGTATAATTTCTATTCGCGGCTGGCGACCTGCTTCACCAAATCAACATATTTAAGCGTTATGCCGCCCCGCTCGCAGGTGATGTCCTCACCTCCGGTTTGCTTGAAATCAGCATATCTGCGCAGAATTACGCTTGCGTACTTCTCATCGAGTTCCAGCATGAAGCAGGTGCGGTCAAGCTGCTCGCAGGCGATAAGGGTAGAGCCGCTACCGCCGAAGGTATCCAGTACGATGGCGTTGGCTTGGCTGCTGTTAGCTATGGGATACGCCAATAAATCCAGCGGCTTGCTTGTCGGGTGGTCGGCGTTTTTTTTCGGCTTGTCGAAGTTCCAAATGGTGGTCTGCTTGCGATCGGAGTACCACTTGTGCTTGGCGGTATCTTTGAAGGCATACAATACCGGCTCGTGCATCTGTTGGTAGTCGCCACGCCCGAGAACGAGAGCGTTCTTTACCCAGATGCAAGTGGTGGAGTAGTGGAAGCCTGCATCAACGCAGGCGCGGAAGAAGTTCACTTTTTCCGAATCCGAATGGAAACAGTAAAAGGCCCCGCCGTCAGCAAGGTTTTCGTAAAAGCACTTAAACGCTGAGAGCAGGAAGTTGTAGAACTGCTCCGCTGCCATGCTGTCATTCTTGATTTTCAGGCCACTGGCTGATTCAAATGATACGTTGTATGGCGGATCGGTCAGGACCAGGTTTGCCTTGCGACCATCCATCAGTTTTTTGATGGTGTTCGCATCGGTGGCATCGCCGCAAATTAACCGATGCCGTCCGAGCGTCCACAAATCGCCGGGCAAAACAAAAGCCGCCTCTTCCAGAGCGGCTGTCAGGTCAAAGTCGTCGTCTTGTACATTGTCGCCATCCGCAGCGAATAGCTTTTCAATCTCGTCCATCCCGAAGCCAGTAAGCTCGAGCTCAAAGCCGAGGTCTTTCAATTCTCCGAATTCAAGAGCCAGAAGTTCTTCATCCCAGCCAGCGTTCAACGCCAGTCGGTTATCGGCTAGGATGTAAGCACGTTTTTGAGCTTCGGTAAGATGCTCCGCAAATACGCAGGGCACTTCCGATAAGCCTTCGGCTTTGGCAGCAAGGACACGACCGTGTCCAGCAATAATGTTCAAATCCTTATCCACGATAATGGGATTGATGAATCCGAACTCACGGAGCGAAGAGCGAAGCTGTAGAATCTGCTCCTTACTGTGGGTGCGAGCATTTCTCGCGTATGGGATAAGGCGGTCAATGTCCACCTTTTCAAATCGTTGTGTCGTCTGCATTTATTAAAACCCCCTGTTCGTGAGCAGTTCCAAGAAAGCGTTTTTCTCTTCATTTTGGTTGCTGCTGTAGCGATTGATGATTTGCATAATCAAGTTAAAGTCGGCTTGCATCGCTTTGTAGTAGCCTGCGCCTGCTGTGACGTAGGGCGACAGTTTCAGATCCTTAGTCATACGTCCGATTTTACGGTTCATCGCTTCGCAGGCGAGGAAGCCTTGCCTGTTCAGCACATAGTCTGTTATCGTCTGTGGAGCGACCAAGCCGTCACAGCCGCGAGCTGCAATATATTCCTCAATTTCAGTTCGTAGGATATCGGCTGAGGGTACTTCCTTTTCACATTCCTTCATCGCCATGGAGAAATACTCGGTCATGACATTTTGCGATGCTGTCTTTTTGGCAGTTGGCTTTGGTGTTGCTTTGCTTACTGCCGGTCTGCCTTCAAGTTTCTTGTCGATTGGATTTTTCCGAGGACGGCCTGCCCCCGGACGGTAGCCTCCGCTGGGCATTTGCGTCACCTCGTTTTGATTTTGATTTTTTGATTTTTGATTTTTAAAAAATTCACACGAAAGGCCGAGCGCGCTGCCCTGCCTGAAAGCGGCAGAGAATCAAACCGCCCCTCCATTTATCAAACAATCAAAAGTAATCGCCTTGTTCGGCGTGCAGTCTGCTGTGGCATTCTTGACAGAGAGCCATTAGATTCGACCAGTCGTTCGTGCCGCCATCAGTTAGCTTCCGCTTGTGGTGGACGAGCGTAGCAGGTGTAAGTCGGCTGTCCTTCTTGCACAACTCGCAGAGAGGGTTTGCTGATAGGAACGCCGTCCGAATCCTTGCCCACGATCTGCCGTAGCGTTTATTGCTGTTGGGGTCACGGTCATATTGGTTGTAGCGTTTGGCTTCAGCTTTGGCGTGTTCCTCACAGTACCGTTCGCTCGTCAGGTTGCGGCAGCCGGGGTGGGCGCAGGGCTTCTTTGCTTTATAAGGCATTGTCGTTCGCCTCCGATTCAGGGCATGAAAAAAGCCGCTGCGATAATTCACAACGGCTCGTGCGCCCATTCAATTTTCTCATTCTAACTATAACATAGGGAACCACGGTATTATAGTGGTCAACAGTGGCGTATGGAATCTACCTCGTTTAGTGCCCTGTGATGAAGTCGATGCACCCACCTAAGATCAAAGTGCATCTCAACCGCAATCTGTTCCCACGTCTTGAAACATAAGTAGCGGAGTTCCAGAAGGGTTTGGAGTTCAGGATTCTCTACACATTTAATGACTGTAACGATTTCGTATTTGGTGTCGATGAGCTGCATCAGATCAGCATTGACTTCCGATTCCAAGTCCATCATCTTGCAGATTACATCCTCCATACGATGAAAATTGCGTGTTCCGTTGGGAGGCGCATCGGAGATTGTGGCGGTGGCTTTCCCCGAGAGTTCTCGGAGAGATTGCACTTGCTCAATTTTGCTGTTGATGCGTTGGTCGATGCGGTAGGCTTGGGATAAATACTCCTTCGCCGTGAGTTGTCTTATTGGTTTATCCATAAGGGCTACCTCCGAAAAGTTAATGTCCTCTCGGATTGACTCCCTTGATTGACTCCGTAGATTTTCACAGGTTCGCTTTCACAGCGGCGATTAAGGCACTTTGGGTGCGATCTTTTCGCGCCAACGCCCGTATGATCTGTTCGTCGATGGTATGCTCGGTCAGGATGTGGTGAATGATGACTGTTTCTGTTGACTGACCCTGTCGCCATAAACGGGCATTGGTCTGCTGGTAAAGTTCCAGGCTCCATGTCAGCCCGAACCATATTAAGGTGCTGCCTCCGGCTTGGAGGTTCAGACCATGACCGGCTGAAGCGGGGTGGATGAGGGCAACCGGCAGTTCACTGTTGTTCCACCTTGTGATGGTGTCGGGTTTGTCGAGTTGGGCAAAAGGGATATGCAGTTTTTCAAGCCGCTCAGCAATTCTTTTTTTATCATGCTGAAACCAGTATGCAATCAAGACCGGTTTGCCGTTTGCCTGTTCAATAAGATCTTCCAATTCATCAAGTTTACGATCGTGGATTTCGATTACCTCGCTGTCGTCACCATAGACCGCACCGTTAGACATCTGGCACAGCTTTCCACTTAAAGCGGCGGCATTGGCAGCGGTCACTTCACCGCCAGTCAAGGTAAGTACGAGGTCACGTTTCAGTTCATCATACCTCTCAAGTTCTGTTTCCGATAACCGCACCTGGTGTTCTACCGTCAGCAGTTCCGGCATTTGAAGGTGGTCAGTCGCATTCATACTGATGGTAATGTCTCTAATTTTATCGTAGATGCGCTTCTCGGCGTGTGGTAAGGGTTTGTAACTGAAGATGACCTGACCATTCCGTTTGTCCGGCAGGAAGTAGTCGGTTCGGTACTTTCCAATAAACCGTCCAAGCCGCTGCCCCATATCGAGTAGCCGGAACTGTGCCCATAAATCCATCAGGCCATTGCTTGATGGCGTCCCCGTCAGTCCGATCACCCGTTTTACCTGGGGGCGAACCTTCATAAGCGATCGGAAGCGTTTTGACTGGTGATTCTTAAACGATGACAGTTCATCAATGACCAGCATATCAAAGTCAAACGGGACGCCGCTTTCCTCGACAAGCCACTGGGTGTTTTCTCTGTTGATGACGTAAATGTCTGCCTTGGACTTAAGCGCGGCGAGCCGTTCCCGCTCCGTGCCGACAGCTACCGAAACTTTCAGTCCCTTCAGGTGAAGCCACTTTTCGGTTTCCTGCTTCCAAACATTGGTGCAAACCCGAAGCGGGGCGATGACTAAGACTTTGCCCACATCGAAGTAGTCGTAAAGCAGGTCATTGACTGCAGTTAGCGTGATAACGGTCTTGCCAAGACCCATCGAGAGGAGTATGGCGCTTATTGAATTCCTCTCAATGAAATCTGTGGCATATTGCTGGTAATGGTGGGGCTTATAATTTAGGCGTACCATCGCGGCATCTCCCGTTCGGCCAGGTCAAAGATGAAGTCACGGCCTTTCGCTGTCCAAAGCAGCATCGGCATTTCATAGCCATTTTCCAATTGCACCAGTTTCGGAAGGGCAATGTTGTGCCCGATATAATCAGCATAAAGCCGCCAGGTTTGCGAGCCGTTCGGTTTATATTGCACACGGCAGTCTCGAAGAAAACGATTCAGGGTTACCGCAGTCGTTCCCAGCTCCTCGGCAATTTCACCGACCTTGTAGAGTTCCACTGTGTCAGTTTGCCCTTCGTACTTGGCGGCTGTGATTTGCAGCACTTTGTTCTGGGCTTCGAGGGCTTCCCGTTGTTCTTCTGCAGCAACGAGAGCAAGTAAAGCCTCCTTGTAATTCCGGGGTGCGAGTTTGCGTTCCATCTCATTGAACGCAGCGATATAGGCTTTTTTAAATTGCATCGCTTTTTCGCCCGTGTAGCCCATGACCAGCAGCGTAAATCCGTCTCGAGTCATTACATACTCGGTCTGGCTGCGGCCATAACTATCGGGGTAAGACATCTCCCCAAAATTGGGGAGACCCCAATCGGTATCGTTTGTAATAATGTTCTTGATGTCTCGAAGCACATGATCGTGACGTTTCTCAAAAACCCGCGCGATGTCGCGGCTTGATACGACGACTTTGCCGTTCCTCTCGGTAAGACCGAGGCTCATAATTTGGTTATCCATTCGCTATATCCTCCAGTATCTGTTTTATTTGTTCAGGGTGATCAAGCACAAATACCTTGAAGCCTA